CAGCAGCAGCAACACCAGCAGCAGCAACACCAGCAGCAACACCATCAGCAGCAACACCAGCACCACCAACCAATCCTGCTGAACAAAAAACAAACTTTGAGAAATTAGTTTTCGCCGTAGCATCGGCCAGTAAAGATTCAGCAGCTGATTCAGACAGTGTTAACCCAATACAATTTGCCTCTCAACTTCAACAAATTGGTAAAGCGGTTATAGCAAGTAACGGTTCTACAAATGTAAAAACAACGGGTAATGCGTCAGCAGATAATGTATTAAAGCTAATGGGATTGACCCCAGCATGAACTTACTCGAAGGTGGCAATGTATTTAAAGATGCTACGGGCAAACCACTTACCCAACGGATTAATAGTGCAGATGTGCCCGGCACCATTAAATGGCTGGAAAAACTTACCAAACTTGATTTGACCGGAAAAGAAAAAGATAAGAACGGCGTGCCTGCACGTTGGCTTGGCAGCACTGGCCGTCGGGATACTTCCGGTGATCTAGATATTGCGTTTGATGCTAACATTGTCAGCAAAGAACAACTCAATACATTCCTCACACAATGGGCTACTAAAAATAATTTAGATCCTGCACAATTTGTTAAGAAAGCTGGTGAACTGCACTTCCGTACACCAATCAACGGTGATCCTAAACAAGGATTTGTACAAACAGATTTCAATTTCTATTCAGATCCCGATGCTTTAAAGTGGGGAACATTTTATATGAGTGGTAGCAGTGCAAACTATAAAGGCATGGCACGCAATGTATTACTCAGTAGCTTGGCCAAGCAACAGGGACTTAAGATAGGTGGCAATGGTATTGTCAGCAGAACTACAAACAAGCTTATCGCCAATGGTCAGGACCCGGATCTTGCTGCTCAAATGGTGCTAGGTCCAGGAAAGACACGCAATGACTTGGCCACAGTAGAAACTATCTATGCTAATCTTGCTCGAGATCCAGAACGTGATGCTAAACTGGCTGATTTCCGTGAATACTTGGCTCGTGAAGGGCTTGCTGAACCAACTCTCAAAGAAGAGAACGAAGTCAACTTCATGGCCAGACTACGCGATCGTATCGTCAATCAAGGCATGTATACCTTGATCGAAGCAGCCGCACCTGCTGTCAGTGGTGGTCATGCCAAGGGTATTGAGCATTTAGAAGATCTGGTGTTTAGAAAAGGCAGTAGAGGAATCGCAGAAGCATTGGCAATCGCTGAACATGCAGTGCAGGATACAAAGTCTACAGTCAGCGTGAAGTGGGATGGTATCCCAGCTATCGTTTGGGGTCGTGATCCCGAGGGTGCATTTGTGTTGACCGATGTTGCTGGATTTACAGCCAAGGGATATGAAGGGTTGGCACGTAGCCCCAGACAAATTAGCGACATAATGGTTAAACGTGATACTGATGCTGCTGCCAAAGGCAACAAAGCAAATCGTGTCGAAACGTTGTTGCCAATATATACCACATTGTGGCCCTTGCTATCCGCAGCAACACCAGAAAAATTCCGTGGTTATGTGCAAGGTGATTTGTTGTACATGACACAACCACCATTGGAAGCTGGAGCATTTGTATTCAAACCCAATACTGTAGAGTATCGCATCCCAGCAGCAAGTGATGTTGGAAAGCAAATTGCAGCCAGTGATGTGGGTGTGGCAATACACACACGTTATTCCGAACCAGGTGCCCCAAAAGAACCAGTTGGCAATATTAAGTTTAATCCAGTGCCGGGCCTGCTGTTATTACCACCTGTGTTACCAAAAGAAAATATTGCACCAAATAACAGTTTGATCAAAAGTATCAAAGCATTGAACCGTCAGCATGGTGCTGACATAGATCAATTGTTTAATCCAGCTGATTTACGTACTCAGCAAATAACAGACTTGCCATCATTATGCATAGACTATATCAATAGCCAAGTTAAAAATCCAAATGTCAGCGGATTCGATATCAATGCATTATTGCCTGGATTTGGCGAATATCTACAGACTAAAGTAACTCCAAAGAAATTTAATAACATTGTAGAATACTTACAAAGTCCACGGAGCAATACAGATGCATTGGCAGCAGCATTTACAGCATTTATACAGTTACATGCCTTGAAGGAAGACATCCTAAATAAATTAGATCTCCAACATCCAGGACAAGAGGGATGGGTCATGGCCACACCATCGGGATATGCCAAAGCTGTAAATAGATTTGGATTTAGCCGTGCCAATGCTGCCCGTAATAATCCACCCCCGGCATGAACCTATACCAAGAAATAGCCGAAGGTCGCATGCTACGTACATTGGCAAATGTGCATGGATTAAGCACGACCGATCTCGCAGAGCGGGTATGTGAACACATGTGAGGCTTGCAGTTATTGGTGCAGGAACATCCTACGGCAGCTAAAAAGTATGCTGAGCAAATCGTGCAAGCACAAACGTTTAATGGATTTCGTTCTAATCAAACAGATCTTTATAACTTCCTGGTATTGCTAATGCGTCCAGAGCAGTATGAGCAGCATATAAAAAAGAATCTATCAATTGTAATGCCTGAGTTTATCATACGGCGTAATATACGTGCTATTGCAGCAGGTAAATTTGACCTGCAAGATTTTAACCGTATGATGCTGTTATTGCAACGGCATTTCCCCAATCTCACAGCCCGTCAAATCAATCTGCGTAGAGAGATATCTAACTATGCCAGTCTTAGCAAGAATTCTCGTCAAACAGTTATCAATCAGTTATTGTTTGCTATGCAAGAACGTCGGCATTGGATCAACAGTGACCTATATGTATTGCTGCATGAACTTAAATAACTCCCGGCTGCAGACTGATTTTTTCCATTTAGGCTAAATAAGTGTAGGGCAAACACGCTCACACACTATAAGGAGTATCAAAAATGGCATCAGTTACACGGGTATCAGGTACAACACAACCGGTATTTGCACTAGACACACAAAATGGTTCAATATCCGGTACAGCAAACGTTGCAGGCAACGTTGCAGTTCAAATGCAAGGTCCAAAACTTGACTTTTTCTCATTGAAAGCAAATGCTGCTTTAACCAATGCTGGTAACGTCAATGGTTATCTCAACAACGTTCTGCAAGCAATCCAGCAGATCGGCACAATCGCAATGTATCAAGCCAATCCAGCTGCTGGTAACATCAGCTTGGCAATCTACCCAACCGGCGCGTATACAACAGCAACCTTAGTTGCTGCTGCACAAACCGCAAATTCCACAGGTGGATTAGACATTGGCATTCCAACTGCCAACGTTTCAAACGTGGCAACATTCAGCTGCACAAACACTTAATTAACTGAGTAACAAGTTAATCTCAAAGCCCCGGATTAAAACACCGGGGCTTTTTGTTGACTGGATTTTACAAGCATAAGTATTCATGCTCGTGTAGTAATCTTGTCCTGCATAGGGCGGGGCTTGATAACACACACATCACACAGGAGAATAACATGAGCAAAACACCTTACGAGATCCGTCTTGAACTTCTTAACCTGGCCAGAGACATACTCCAATCGCCAATTTACGAAAAACGTAACAAACTAACCGACGAATATCATTCCAAGCTGACTGATGCTAATCGTGATATCCTAACGTTTCCCACCATGCCCGATTTTCCGTCTACTACGGATATCATCGCTGAAGCGGAAGCACTAAAGAAATTTGTAGACGCTGCGTAAAATAAAAGCCCCGGATTAAAACACCGGGGCTTTTTGTTGGCGTAAATATGCTTGATGAGTTCAATATACGAAAGTCCCGACAGTGGCAAAACAGTGTTTGTGCGTGAAGGCAATATAAATGTACCGTTGGATATGTTTATTCAACGTCGTGACCAAATGCGCAAAGCTCAATGCTGGAGTGACATACACTCAGCTGCCAAGACCGACGCGGCATTGCAAGATCTCCTGGACCGTGTGGAAGTATATTACAAATTGAAACACGGTCATGCAAAGGATTAGTTGCTATTGCTCGTTTGAACTGGCTGTGACCGGGGTCACAGGAAACTATCGTGCCACACGACTGCCATTTACTGATCTAACAGGAACCGTGATCAATACTGAAGCGGCATGGCATCACAGTCGTAATAGACAAAGAAATTGGGAAACCCTTACACAGCTGATCGCCATGCGTACACAGTTGTTTGACATGCAAGAGCCACAATTCCTGCCAGACTTAAACCAATGGTTCTTTGAATTTGCCATCGAAGGCGCAGACATATTTCGAATTGAAACCGACGATCTTGCATTGCTCAAAGCCGATTGTGAGAATGTACCTATGCTGTTGGGATTAGATAAAAATCAAGTCAGTATAGGGGCATTGCTATCAAATGGTCCAAATCAGAACATCTGGTTTGTTACAATAACCGATAAATAACATAATGACATCTATGCAATGCATAGATCCTAATAGGCCTATTTAAATCGCAATCTCTCAGAACCCTGTGTTTCCCCGGATGTGCTATAAACTACTATTAGGAAAAATATTAAATGGCAACAGCAAACGAACGAATCGGCGTACTTGAAGCCAGAGTTGATAATCTTGATACCAAACTTGACGATATCAAGTCCGACGTCAAAGAGGTGCATGATTGTCTGCATCGCACAGGTGAAGAACTTAAAGAACACTTAGACAAAGCCTGCTTGACGGCAACACAACAACACAACGAACTGGCCGGAAAAATTTCTGAATTAGAAAAATTCAAGAATAAATGGACATACATGCTGTTGGGTGGTATAGCAGTATTTGGATGGGTATCTGGTCACATGAATGCGATAGCAAATTTATTAAAATGAACAAATACGCTAAATTCCGCGGTATAGTGCAAGATGAAATAGACAGCAATATAAATCTTATCATTCGTGGCAAAAATAACGAATATCATGTATTTGATCGTTATCATATCGTGCCATTTGGCCCGGCATACAGAGTTTTTACCTATGCCACAGAGATCGGAATCTTTCACAGCACACGAGCAGCATTATCTTGGTGTATAGCCAATAAAAATCAAAAGTATGGTTTGGCTGATCAATTACTTGATGCAGATAACCGCCTGTATGCACTTAAAAACGACATTGCAGTGCGTGTGGCCATTGCAGAACGCAGTAATAAGAGTGAGTTTAGAGAAGAATTAAGTTATAAGATAGAAAGCAAGATATTGAGAAAAGCCCAGTTGGAAAATACTCTTGCGAAATGTATAAATTTGACTAAATATCAACATAGAGGATTACAACAATGAAACTAACAGAACTGGCTGCACCAAACTTAACCAAACAATTAACGCAAGTATTTGAAAGTTATTTTGGCAAACGAGTACCATTTGCCACGGTAACTTCTGTGCAAGCTCGCAGCATGTTACAGCGGGTACGCGGATTGTTACGCGAGCATCGTGCTCAACCAGCATTTCATGTTAGTGAGCGCAATCCAGCATATCTCAAATTGATCATGCTGGAGCAAGGATTAACCAGCAAACTACGTGAGGCAATTGGTCCGGTAGCACCAACAGCACCCGTGGCAGGAGCATCAGCCAAACCAGCTAAACCAATAGATCCAAATTTGTTAAAAACGGCCCAAGCCAAGTTAGCTGCCAGACAACCGCTAACTCCAGTTGAGCAATCGGCTATAAATGATTCTGCTGTTATTGCCAAAGAAAGTCGTCGTCGTGCTTTATATAATATCTTACGTGAAAGCGAAATCCAACAAGCACAAGTGGTGTTGGCTTCGCAAGACATGGTGGACCGTGTGCAGAAAATGTTAGAAGATGTCAGTTCGATGCAATTTAAGGATCTACCAGCACTGGTAGATCAAATCAAAAATGAAGTTGGAGTTGATCAAAGTGCGCAATTCAACAATGATGCCACAGCAGCATTGTCGGGCTTGATGCAAAATCTACAAGGTAGCAAACAGCAACTTGAAGCAGCATTGGGAGTTGTCACAGGTCAAGCGTCGACTATGCCAGGTGCCCCAGATCAGATGGGTGCTGATGCAGGAATGATGCCACCAGATGAAACATTAACACCACCAGATGACACACAAGCACCACCAGATGAAACAGATATGATGCCAGACGAAGTTGCTCCGCCAGCTGCTCTTGGCCGTGCGCGTAGATAATGTTAATAATGGAAGTGGCAGGAACCGGATCCAACGCTCAAAAAATATTTGTATTGAGCAAGTTATTGATGGGGCAGAATTCGGACACTGGTGCTAAAAATGAAATGACATTGCCGGCATTTCTTGATGCTGCTCGAGATGCAGGAGCACCAATAACTGCAGAACAATTGGGCGAACTAATAAGCGACCCAAATGGAAGTTTAAAAGAAGTGCTAGAACCATTGCAACCCAATGAGGGTGTGGTACGATTCAAAGGCAACACACCAATTGCAACAGGTATGAGTGTGAATCAAGCACGTGATACTGTGGATCGTAATGCCAAAGCAGCACTAAAACGTCGTGCATAACAATAGTGCTATCTGAGTTTATTAGTGAAAACACAATATATAGTTAGCTCACCTAGTAGAACAGGTAGTACCTATCTATGTAACATACTACGTGCAACAAAAAATAGTCAAGTTATACATACCCATGATTGCCATTACTTGATTCAAGATCCGGCAAATACTGTATTAATTTTTTCTTTAAGAAAAAATTCATTTAGATCAATGATGTCTTCCTTAATAAGAAAACGCACAGATGGCGAATTATCTAAACTCGAGCCGTTCGAAATCAAGTGTGACTCTGTAGATTCTGAATTTGATATGCAATATAACTGGCATCGATGGTATGTTGATAGTCATGATTTATCTAGACCATTGCAGGCTATAAAGACATTATATTTTGAAGATTTTCTAAATAATCATCAGTATGTATATGACCAATTAAAATTAACTCAAAGTGGTAATATAATTTTACCTATAGAAAGTCAATATCGTTACGAACAGCTGATAACAAATCATAAAGAATGTAAAGAAAGATTTGATTGGTTAGAGATAAACAGCAAATTTACACCGATATGATCCCACGAGACCACACTAATTATTAACAATTTAAGTTAAATACTATACACATAAAAAAGGATAACAAAATGGAAACTCTATTCTGGTTAGCAATTGGTGCATTCGTAGGTTGGAACTTCCCACAACCATCCTGGGCAGTAAGTATCCAAGTCAAATTGGTTGACTTCTTTAGGAAAAAGTAGTATACTCTTATTGTAACATAACAATTTAACAGGAGTACAATATGAAAAAATCATTAGCAGTATTGTTTTTACTTGTTGCATCAACCACAGTGGCAGCAGCTCAAGGTCATCATCATGGTGGTGGATTTTATCGAGGTGGTGGTTATGGATGGTGGGTCGCACCGGCAGTAATTGGTGGTGTTATAGCATATTCTGTTACACGCCCTCCGGTAATTATAACTTCGCCCCCGGTGGTGTATGTGCAACCACAAACCGTAATAGCCCCTGGACCTCCCCCAATTGGTTATCATTGGGAACAAATACTTGATGGTAGCTGCAACTGTTATCGATTGGTATTGGCTCCTGGAGCATAATGAAGCTGGTATATATCCATGGTGCTAGTGCAACCGGGGATAGCTTTAACTACATACGAGAACATCTAAATCATGCAGATGATTTGGTAATCGAATATGACAGTGCTAATGGGTTTGAGAACAATCTTAAAGAAATGCAACAACAGTTATGTAAGCTAGATGATATATATTTCATAACACATAGTCTCGGTGGAATATATGCAGTACATCTTGCACATGCTATTGCGAATAAGGTGCGTGGTGCGATCACAATAAGCGCACCATATGGTGGTGCCGAGACTGCTGATTTTGCACAATACTTTTTGCCATTTAATCGTCTTATGCAAGACATTGGCCCGGGCAGTTGGCCAATACGCACTTCAAATGAAATAAAGATACAGCATCCGTGGACCAACATAGTAACCACACGTGGATCAAATCCGTGGATAGTTGGAGCAAATGACGGTGTGGTCACAATAAATAGTATGCAGTATCGATCTGACATGCACTTGATAGAGTTACATACAAATCATTACGAAGTTATTATGAATCCAGCAGTAGTAGATATTATACGTGATAAAATGAAAGGATAATATGTCTTATTCAGAGAAATTACTTGACCATTATGAAAATCCCCGGAATGTGGGATCATTCCCCAAGGACGATACCTCAGTGGGAGTTGGCCTGGTGGGAGCCCCCTCGTGCGGTGATGTTTTAAAATTAAGTATCAAAGTAGAAGATAATATCATTGTTGATGCCAAGTTCAAAACGTATGGCTGTGGATCAGCGATCGCAAGTTCATCATTGGTGACAGAATGGATCAAAGGTAAAACATTGGATCAAGCCTATGCGATAAACAATTCAGCTATAGCAAACGAATTAGCACTTCCTCCCGTAAAAATACATTGTTCTATTCTTGCCGAAGATAGTATTAAGGCTGCAATAGCTGACTATAAAAGTAAAGTAAAAACAGCATGATCACCATAACTGAAATTGCTGCAACCAAGATAAAAAATCAATTAGAACGTCGTGGTCGAGGTGTTGGTATCAAAGTCGGAGTTAAAACTACCGGTTGCTCTGGGCTTGCTTATGTGTTAGAATATGTAGATACGCCAACCACAGACGATGAATGTTTTGAATCACAGGGCTGTAACATATTTGTTGATCCCAAGAGTTTGGTGTATATTGATGGTATGACAGTGGATTACACACGCAAAGGACTCAATGAAGGGTTCGATTTTATCAACACTCTCGAAAAAGACCGCTGCGGTTGCGGAGAATCATTTAGGATATGATTATAATTATTGGTGATAGTTGGGGTGTGGGTGAGTGGGGAACACAAGATAATGAGTATTGTTTGACCGGGCCTGGCATCGGGCAGTATCTTAGCCTACACAACCGCGTGGTTAATTTGTCTGTGGGTGCCTGCACAAACACACAAGCACTTTACCGTTTAGAAGATTTTTTAAATCGTTATCGTCATGATGAGGATGATATATTTTATTGGATTGTGACAGATCCTAAACGTTGTATTCGTGACGAAGATGTTGTGGATTCAACAGTAGGACTAAAAACAAAATTACAATCAACGCTATTAATGTCTATTAATCGAGCACAAGACATTGCTAAAGAGCGTGGTATTATAATTAAATTAATTGGCGGTTTATGCGATCTACGTCCCGATTGGATAGGACACTGTGGTAATTTAGAAATTGTTGTTCCAAGCTGGGGACAATTGGTTGATCCTAGATATGCTGCAAGTATTTTTTGGCGCGAGCGCTGGGATATAATTGGCGAAATAGTGCATGAGCGCAGACAAGAATTAATGGAAGAATGGCTTGATATAACAAAATTAATTAACGCAAAACAAGCAACAATGTGGGCAGCATTTGATAATCGTGATTGGCATCCAAATAGACTAGCGCATCGTCGATTGAGAGATTACTTTTACCCCCAATACTCGGAAAAATATTAATGTTTAACGAACGATTTAACTATCAAGCACTATCAAGACAAACAGTAAATGGCAGTCGTATGTATTCTACACCCAGTGGCAATTTGGCCAGTGTAACTACAATTCTAAGTCGAACAGAATCAGAAGAAAAACGTCAAGGTCTCGCCAAATGGCGTGCCACCGTGGGAGTAAAAAAAGCACAGGAAATTACCACAGAAGCTGCCAACCGCGGCACCAGGATGCACACCTATTTAGAAGACTATATCAAAACTGGTGAGCTTAAACAGCGTGGTTCAAACCCATTTAGTTGGCCCAGTCATGCTATGGCGCAGTTGGTAATTGAACGGGGATTGTGCAACGTCAATGAATTCTGGGGAGTGGAAGTACCACTGTATTATCCGGAAGTATATGCAGGAACAACAGATGGTGCTGGCTTGCATTTAAGTTCCGAAGCAATTTTGGACTACAAACAATCGAATAAAAGAAAACAAGAATCATGGATCGATGATTATTTTATACAATTAGCTGCGTATGCAGAAGCTCACAATGCCCTGCATGGAACCAAGATTAAAAAAGGCGTTATATTAATGTGCGTTAAACCCACAGTAGGTGCAGCTGGAAATTTTATAACACAGCCCGAATACCAAGAATTTATATTAGAAGGTGAGAAATTTGAAAAATTTCGATCTCTTTGGTGGCGCCGCGTTGAACAATACTATTTACAAAATGGTACGGTTTGATGCATGTCGAAGTTTAACTGCCTTTGAAATTTTTGCTCTGGCTTCCGCACTGTGCGTTTTTCCATACATCGGATGATTTTTTCCTTGTTTTGATATACTCTTTAATAAAGATGGTCCAGATGAATATGTTTTACCAAAATTGTTAGGCTTCAGACCCTTCTTTACTTCGGATAGTTTTCTTCTAGTTTCATCACTACATGGTGCTCTTCTTTTTGCCGAATTGGACAATTTCTTTCGATATTCAGGACCCATATTTATGGATCCTTCGCCACCATCTGTCATATTGCGTAAAATTCCAAGCCCTAAATCTTTACGTCCGTACCACCTGATATATCGCCGTTCTAAAGCAAGTGCCCCTAATTCAGTAAGACCACTTTCTAATATTATAATTCTTTGGTAGTCAATTGGCAACTTTAGTCTATGGTCTTTAGCCCAGGCCCGACGTCCTTTGCCCTTTCCAATATAATAAGGAGTTTTGCTGTCTTGACGCAAATATGCATAGACATAGTATCCAACAGGTGTTTGTGGTTTTGTATAAGTATTCATGCTGACATTGTCCTTTAATGTTAGGGCAGTCGGATATTCCACTATCGCGGACTGCATCTTTATTTACCTTTATATTATGCTAAATACTTGACCAAACGCAAGGACAATAAACATGGCAATTGTATCAATATCTAGGATCACTCAGCGCAAAGGAACTGCGGAAAATCTTCCACAACTCAGTGGCGCCGAATTAGGCTGGAGTATAGATACACGCCAGCTATACATTGGAAATGGTACGCTGGCCGAAGGTGCACCGGTTGTAGGCAATACTGAAATACT